TCATTCTCTATCCCAAATGACCAGCCCGAACCAGCCGGGATTGGCCGTGCTTGGCCGCGATTGGAAACGGTGACGGCCGATCATGCCGGTTCGTTCGGTGCCGATGTCGCCGAGTGGTCTACCCTGCACCTAAACATTGACCTGATGGATTGGCAACGCCGTGTTTTGGACGGTCAATTGGCGTTCGATGACGGCGGTGATTTGTTGCATCGTTATTCGTTGGTGTCGACGGCTAGACAAAACGGCAAAACGGTCGCGCTCGCGGCGCTGGTCGGCTGGTGGTTGACGAATATGGGTGCGATACGGGATAAACCCCAAACGGTGTTGTCGACGGCGCACCGACTCGATTTGGCGGTCATGTTGTACGACTATTTGGCGCCTATTTTGCAAAAACGGTTTAACGCCAAATTGATGTCTAGTTACGGGCGCAACAGCGTCACCATGCCGGACGGGTCGCGCTGGTTTATTAGGGCGGCGAACAATTCGGTCGGTCATGGCATGTCGGCTAGCCTGATCGTCGCCGACGAATGTTGGGATATTGGCCGCGATGTCGTTGACGGCGGTTTGTTGCCGGCGCAACGGGCGCAACGGTCGCCGCTTTTGTCTATGTGGTCGACGGCCGGCACCGAGGCGTCGACGGCGATGTTGCGTTGGCGTGAACAAGGTTTGCGACAAATCGACAAGGCCGAACCGTCAAGCCTTTATTTTGCCGAGTGGTCGCCGCCGCCCGAAATGTCGCCGATGAACCCCGACGCGTGGGCCTATGCAAACCCGGCGTTGGGTACGACGCTAGAAATGAAAACAATTGAGGCCGAATCCGAAAACCCTGATCGAGTGTCGTTTTTGCGGGCGTCCTGCAACCTATGGGTTGCCAGCGATAAATCATGGATTCAGCCGGGCGTGTGGTCGCAATTGCGTTACGACGACCCGCTACCGGCTGGCGGTGTCGTCGCCGTTGAATCGTCGTTGGTCGACGAACGCTATTTTGGTGTCAAATGCGTCGTGTTGCCCGACCGTCGAACCGTCGCAACCGTCGCGTTCGTGTGCGACACATACGACCAAATGTTGCAAGAAATCGCCGACATCGGCAAAGACCCGACGATCAAATTCGCTATAGCGCCGTCAATCGACATTCATTGGCCCGTTGCGTTTGAGCGTCGCCGCATCGTCGTCGGCTACGCCGAAATCCTTAAATTTACGCCGCGCATACGGTCGATGATTCACGAAAAATTGTTGTGGCACACAGGCGAAACGATGCTTGCCGAACATGTGCAACGCGCGGTTGCGGTTAGGTCGCAAAACAGTATTGCGTTGTCGTCGCAACGATCACCCGGCCCTATCGAGTTGGCGCGCTGTCTTGTGTGGGCGTCGGCGCTCGCGTCAAGGCCGACCACGACAGGTAGACCGATGATTGTAGTAGCGGGCAACTAGCATCGTTGCGGGTGGCCGCCGCTTGATCTACTTTCCCGATTTCGGGGCGGCCGCCTATACACACCCGACGCCCTGATCGGTGGCATACTTTGGGCATGGCAATTTTCGGGCGTACACGCAAAGCGGCCGTGTCGCCGCAACCGTCAAAAGCGGCGGCCGCAGGCGGCGCGTTGTATTCAAGCAACAACAACGGCGGCGCCGGAATGATCGGCCAATACTACTCGTATGTCGAAGGCACGGCCCGCAACCGTGCAATGAGCGTGCCGACAATCAGCCGGGCGCGCGATCTTATGGCCAGCGTCATAGGTTGCATGAACCTAAAAATGTATAACGAAATTTGGAACGGTAACGAAATGGAAAAATTGCCGTTGGCGCCGCGCACATGGTTGCGACGCATCGACCCGGCGTTGCCAAACAATTTTATTTTGTCGTGGACATTCGACGACCTGTTTTTTTTTGGTCGCGCGTTTTGGTACATCACCAGCCGCACCGCTGACGGCTACCCCGCGTCGTTTACGCGCTTGCCGGCCGCAATGATACAGACGCTTGATCAGTCCGGCCCGGTGTGGTTCGCGCCGTCAAAACAAATCATGTTTCAAGGCGGCGAACTAAACCCCGATGATGTGGTGCAATTTTTATCGCCAATTCAAGGCATTATTTACATGTCGGAAATGGCTGTAGCAACGGCGTTAAAACTTGAGGCGGCCCGCTATCGCAATTCGTCGAGCGCTATACCTGCCGGCGTTTTGCGGCAGACGGGCGGCGAGCCGTTGAGCGCGCAAGAATTGGCCGATTTAGCGGCGGCGTTTAACGCGGCCCGCGAAACAAACCAAACCGCCGCGCTAAACGAATTCGTTACCTACACGGAAACGATGACCAGCCCCGACAAAATGTTGTTGATCGAATCAGCCGAATTTCAGGCTATGGAAATGGCCCGCTTGTGCAACATACCGCCGTACCTTGCCGGCGTATCGGTCGGGTCGTACTCGTACCAATCAAGCGCCGAAAGCCGAATGGATTTGTGGACATTCGGCGTTCGCGCCTACGCCGATTGCATCGCCAGCACACTTAGCCAAAACAATGTGTTGCCAAACGGCAGTAATGTCGAATTCGATGTTAAACAATATTTGACGGGCGAATATGCGATTGATGAAATGCGCGAAACACAAACCGAAACCGAAGTAGTATTGCCGGCATGATTAGATTAACCCCTACATCGATCACGGTTGACGCGGCGGCGGCAGACGGTTTGCCGTCGCGCTCAATCACAGGCGTCGCCGTTACTTACGACGAAACAGCAACCGTTTTAGACGGCACAAAAGTAAGGTTTTTGCAAGGCTCGTTGCCGGTCACGGGCCGCGACCCAAAACTGTATATGCAACACGACCCGAACCAAATCGTTGGCAAAGTCGTCGAGCGCGTCGACACGGCGCAAGGCATGATGTTCACCGCCAAAATCAGCGCTACACGGCTAGGCGACGAAGCCTTAACGCTGGCCAATGACGGCGTGATCGACGCCGTGTCGGTCGGCGTAACCCCCACAAAATTTAGGTACGACGACGAAGGCGTAATGATTGTAGAGGCGGCCACATGGCAGGAATTATCGCTGGTCAGCGAAGGCGCGTTTAGCGGCGCGGTCATCACCGATGTCGCCGCCAGCGCACCCGACGACCCGGCCGCAGAGGGTATCCCACAAACCGAACCCGAAGCCGATATACAATCAACACAACAACAAACGAAGGAACCTGAAATGACCGACAAAAACGAAACCCCAATCGTCGAAGCCGCAACCGCGACCGTCGACAAACTTTGGGCGCAACCAGCGCGCGAATTCAAAATGCCGTCACCCGGCGAATACCTAGCGGCAATGCACATCGGCGGCGACACATACGCAAAAGTCAATCAAGCGTTTCAATTTGCAAATCGCAAAAACCAAAGCGCGTTGCAAGCCGCCGCAGGCGACATTCTCACCACCGACACACCCGGCCTTTTGCCGGTGCCGGTGCTTGGGCCGCTGTTCCAAGATTTAAATTTTGTTCGCCCGGTCGTCACGGCGTTAGGCGCTCGCGCCATGCCGAACACGCCGAGCAAAACATTCATTCGACCAACGATCACGACGCACACCAGCGCCGCAACACAAACCGAAGGCGCCGCCGCATCAGCGACGACAATGGTCATTGCGTCAAATGTTGTTACAAAAACGACTGTTGCAGGTCAAGTCACTTTGTCCGTGCAAGACATGGATTTTACCGACCCGGCCGCAATGAACCTGATTTTGAACGACCTTGCAGGCGAATACCTGATCGCAACCGACAACATCGCGGCCGACAACATGGTCGCCGGCAAAACGGCGTCAGGTTCGACATGGACGGTCACGGCGGGCAACCCGACCACGCTGGTCAATTCGTTGTTCGACGCGGCGCGCGAAATTGCCGAGGACAGCAACTATTTCCCGACGCACCTGTTTGTTTCACCCGATGTTTGGGAAAAACTTGGGTCGCAACTTGACAACAGCCTACGCCCGTTGTTCCCGGCCGTAAACGGACAAAACTTTGTCCAGCAAAACGGACTTGGCACGGCGTCGGGCAATTTGACCTACAACGCGATGAACCCGCTAGGTTTGCAACTTGTCGTCGACAACAACTTTGCGGCAAGCACAATGCTTGTTGTTTATGCGCCCGGTTTCGAGGTGTACGAACAGCAAAAAGGCATTTTGTCGGTAGAGGTACCGTCGACGCTCAGCCGCACATTTAGTTACTACGGCTATTTCGCCACATTCGTCGCCAAATCGTCGTTTATTCAATCAATCGCAATCGCCTAATCGTGGGCGGCCAAACCGCCTATGGCAACTTATAAATCGTCCAGCAAACAATTGCTAGACAACTACGCGGTCGTCGCCACGCTTGAGGCGACCGAAATTGCGTTGGGCGAATCGGTCGCCGTGTCAGGTTTGGGCGCGCCGTTCAACGGCACATTTACGGTGTTGGCGTTGCCGCAATATTTGTTCGTCGGCGTCGACGCGACAACCGGCGCGTTCATCTACAACGAAAATGTGCCGGTCGCAAACCAATTTTTGTACGCCTGCACGGGCGCCAATGTCGAATTCGTCGTAGATTTCGCCGGCACAATCACCTACACGCAAACCTGCACATGGATAACGGCGGGCGACATCGAGGATTGGATCGGCATTGGCACGGCGACGGCGGCCGACACGACATTTTTGACAATATGCGCTGAAGCCGCCAACGCGTTTTGTTACAGGCGCCGACAGGAGGTCGGATATTTTGACAGCCTGACGACCGTGCCTAGTCAAGATGTTAAATTGGCAACACAAATGTACGGCGGCGCCCTGTACCGTCAACGCGGTTCGATCACTGATTTCGCGTCGTTTGACGGCATGTCAACCGGGTCGACAAACGGTTTGTCGCCAATAGTTAAACAACTTTTAGGTGTTGACCGACCGCAGGTTGCCTAATGCCCGTCGCGTTCACCGACCTGTTCAACGAGGCGTTGGACGATTTAACGGCCACGCTGGTCGCCGTTACGGGCATGCCGGCTGTTGTCAACGACCCGCGCAACATGCAACCGCCATGCGTTTTTATTGACGCGCCGTCATTCGACGCATGGAACTACAACATCGTTAAACTGATGTTTCCGGTCAAAATCGTGACGCTTGGCCCCGCCAACCTTGACGCCCAACGCTCATTGCTAAACATTATGTCTAAGGTTTTGGCCGCCAACATTGCCGTCACGGACGGCCGCCCAACAACTACGCTTATAGGCGGCGTCGAATATCCAAGTTACGAAGTGACCGCGAATGTTCAGGCGCAAACGGCATAAAGGACAAACATGGCCAATTACATAGTGACATCAAACAGGCTGGTCGGATACGACCCGGGCGATGTGATCACCGACGCCGACCTAGAGGGCGCCAACATTGACGCGCTGATTGAGGCAGGCCACCTATCCACGCAAAGCGCAAAAAAACCTGCTAAAACTAAAACCATAGAAACAGAGGACTGACATGGCAACAAGCGTTTATCTATCGAACCCGGTCGTGACGATTAACAGCGTGGCGCTAACCGACCAATGCACGAGCGCGACGCTCAACTATGTTTTGGAACAATTGGAAACGACATCGTTTGGCGACACGGCCCGCAAATATGGCGCATCGTCAATTGTGTCGTTGGAAAACAACAGCGTCGAGGTCGAACTGTACCAATCGTATGCGGCCAGCGAAACCGAGGCGACAATCTACGGTTTGGTCGGAATACAAACAAACATTGTTATTGCGCCCGCGTCAGGTGCGGCGTCGGCAACAAACCCGATCTATACGCTGACGGGCGCCTACCTTGAAACGCACACGCCGATCAACGCGTCATTGGGCGAACTATCAACCGTCACGCTCACATTTACGGGCGGCAAATTGACTAAAGCGGTTTCATGATCGCGCGGCCCCGGCCGCTGAAAACGACAAAAACAAGCCGGTTTAATCAAAGCCGTACAGGGAAAGGGCAAACATGCAATTGACATTAAAAGCCGAATTTTTGGACGGCCGCGACCCGGTGATCGTCGAAACGACATTGTTTTGTACCGTGTTGTGGGAACGCAAATACAAGCGCAAAGCGTCCGAACTAGGTACCGCTATAGGTCAAGAGGATTTGACCTATTTGCATTACGAGGCGTCAAAACTGTCGGGTATCACCGTGCCGGCCGTATTTGACGATTATTGCAAAATGTTAAAATCATGTTTGCCTGAGGCGGTCAACGACCCAAAAGTCGACGCGGTAGTTACCGCTACGGATTAGCGCAAATTTTGGTGGCGACCGGATTTTGGCCGAATGAAATATCATTTGAAATAGACGACATGAACACCGTAATCGAATTGATTAACAAAGATCGCAAGGCCCGCAATGGCTAGAGGCGAAGCAGGCATCGACGCGACCATAGAGGTCGTCGGCATAAAAGAGGCGTTGCGCGTGTTGAACACGATTGACAAAAAAGCGCGCCGCGACCTGACGAAAAACTACAAAAAAATTGTCGAGGTGGTCGTGCAAGATGTCAAGGACAGTATCCCGTTTGGCCCGCCGTTGTCGGGCATGGCTAGACGCTGGAACGCCCGCGGCACATTCGAGGTGTTTCCATACGGCGAACACGAACCGACAGTAGTCGCGGGCGTGTCGGGCAAACGCTTAGGTTCGTTTAGAGGATTTGCGACAAATTTGGCGACATTTTTTATTCGGTTTAACGGGCCGTCCGCGACGATTATTGACATGTCCGGCAAAGGCAAAGTGCCTACAATGCAGGGCGCCCAAATGGTGCGGGCATTGACGTCAAAATATGGCAAACCGTCGCGCATCATGTGGCCGGCGTGGGAACGGAACAGCGCGAAAGTAATTGACGAAATACGCGATTTGGTCGATGATCTTATGGAACGCGTCAGTAAGGAAATGCGCTAATGGCTGTATCCATACCAATTGTCACCGAGTTTGACGGAAAAGGATTGCAACGCGCAGTCGCCGAATTTAAACAACTTGAGGGCGCGGGCGCCAAAACAGCGTTTGCCTTAAAAAAAGCGATGTTGCCGGCCGTTGGCGCTTTGGGCGGTTTGGCAACCGGTCTAGGTTTGGCGACCAAAGCGGCGGTCGAAGATCAAAAAGCCCAAGACCTGTTAGCCCAACAATTACGCACTAGCGCCGAGGCGACCGACGACGCAATTGCCGCCAATGAGGTTTTTATTTCTAGCCTGTCGCGGACATTTGCGGTTGCCGACGATCAACTAAGGCCCGCTATGGCGAATCTGGTTAGGTCGACAGGTTCGGTTGAGGCGGCGCAAGGTTTGATGAACACGGCGTTAGATATTAGCGCGGCGACGGGCAAAGATTTGGAAACGGTGACGCTGGCGTTGGGCAAGGCGTTTAACGGCCAAACGGCCGCGTTGACGAAACTTGACCCGTCATTACGGGGCGTGATCGACAGCGAATCGAGCATGGACGAAATAACGCAAGCGTTGGCGGTGTCGTTTGGCGGGGCGGCGGCGACGGCCGCTAATTCGTTTGAAGGTCGCATGACCGGCCTAAAAATATCTATGGACGAAACAAAAGAATCGATTGGCGCCGCGTTGTTGCCGGTGCTTGAAAAAATGTTAAAAATCCTTGAACCGTTGGCATATTGGGCGCAAGAAAACTCAACCGTGTTTTTGATCATCGCGGGCGTAATCGGCGGTTTTGCGGCCGCTATCGTCGTGGCAAATTTTGCGATCAAGGCTTGGACGGTCGCAACGCAAATTGCTACGGCGGCGCAAGCGGCGTTCAATTTTGTCATGTCGGCAAACCCGATAGCGCTTGTCATCATCGGCATTGCGGCGTTCGTCGCCGCGTTGGTGATTCTTTACAAACGATTCGAAGTCGTGCGCGAGGTCGTTGACACTGTGTTTGACGCAATCAAAACGGGCGTGACCGCCAGCCTAGATTTTTTGACCGACTACATCAGCGGCGTGTTAAACATATATCGTTCAATATTTAATTCGATAGCGAAATTGTGGAACAGCACGATAGGCAAATTGTCGTTTACATTCCCTGATTGGGTGCCGGGATTTGGTGGCAAAGGTTTCGCGGTGCCGAAAATACCGATGTTGGCCGAAGGCGGCATAGTGACCGCGCCGACGCTGGCGATGATCGGCGAACGCGGCCCCGAAGCGGTCGTGCCGTTGAATCGAAACGGCGCGTTCGGCAACATCACGATTAATGTGACGGGTGGTTTGGCGACCAGCGCCGAAATCGGCCAATCGGTGGTCAACGCGATTAGGGCTTACAACAGGTCGGCAGGGCCGGCACAAATACAGGTCGCCTGATGCCCGGCACAGCGATAGTCGGCGCCGGCAACTACACGCTGGAAATCGACACAGGTTTCATACAGGACGCGTTTTTGTTGGACGAAACACCCGAAGGCGTGTTGGACAACACGACCTATGTTTTGGACGGCACGACAAATTTTGCCGATGTCACAACGGGCGTCGACACTATGACGATCAAACGCGGGCGACGCGATCAAGGCGACCAATTTAGCGCCGGCACGATGTCGTTTAACATGCTTGACACAACCGGCATATTTAACCCGTTTGACACATTGTCGCCGTACTACGACCCGACCGAAGCGCAACCCGGTTTGGCGCCGATGCGCCGCGTCAGGTTCGCCCGCTACTCAAGCGCCAATGTTAAAGAATATTTGTTCAACGGCTACATTGTAAATTACGACTACAATTTTGCGCTGGGTGGCATTGACACGGTGACGGTTTATTGCGCCGACGATTTCTATTTATTGTCGCAAACATTTTTGGACGAATTTAATGTGTCCGAGCAACTATCGAGCGCCCGTCTGTCGGCCGTGCTTGATTTGCCCGAAGTTGATTTTCCTGCCGCGCAACGCGACATCACCACAGGCACCCAAACATTGGGTGGCGCGGCGGCGTTCACGATACCGGCAGGCACCAACGCGCTTGAATATTGCAACCGCATAAACCTTGCCGAGCAAGGCCGTTTGTTTATGGCGCGTGACGGCGATTTGACATTCCAGCCGCGTGTGGGCAACACGCTTAGCGCGTCGGTCGCCGATTTTCACGATGACGGCACCCAAACACCCTACGATCAGGTCGGCATATCGTTCGAAGCCGATCAGGTCGTCAACCGGGCGGCCGTCGCCATTGTCGGCGGCAACCAGCAAATTGCCGACGACGCCGCAAGTCAGGCAAAATATTTTATTCAAACAATTAGCATTACCGACAGCCTGTTGCACAACGACACGGCGGCGGCGACATTGGCAACCTACCTGCTTGAACCCGAACCCGAACCCCGGTACACATCGGTCGGCACAAACTTAAACAAATTAACGACCGCGCAACGCGACGCGGTGGCAATAGTCGACATAGGGCAAACAATTACGATTGAAAAAACTTTTCCGAGCGGCGCCGGCACGACCGAATTGGCGCAGGAATTAAGCGTCGAGGGCGTCGAGCATACGATTACGGTCGGCAACGGTCATTCAATCATGTTTTTTACCGCGCCGACAACGATTGTTTATGAACTTATTTTGGACGACGCCACATTTGGCATCATCGATTCCGACAATGTTTTAGGATAAAGTAGGCGACATGACTACACCGTTTCCATTTGTGGCCGGGTCTGTGTTGACCGCATCCGCGTTAAATAACATTAGCACTCTGGTCATCAACGACAAAACCGACAGTTACACGCTGGTAATCGGCGATCTTGGCGAGCGCGTAATTATGAACAAGGCGACCGCGACAACAATCACCGTGCCTAACAGCGTGTTTGCGGCAGGCGACATGGTTTTTATAGCCAACAAGGGCGCAGGCACATCGACGATCACGGCCGGCGCGGGCGTAACAATTAACACAGGTGGTTCTTTAGCATTGGCGCAATACGGAGGCGGCACACTACTCGCATTGTCGGCGTCAACCTTCATATTTTTTCCCGGGTCAGGGGGTTTAGGTTACGGCACGGCGACGGGTGGCATAGGCGCACCGACAGCCGTGACGATTAGCGGCGTGAACTACGAATATTTAACTTTTAACGCCACAGGTGTTTTGACAATTACCAAACAGGGTTTTTTCGATTATTGTTTGGTCGGCGGCGGCGGCGGCGCGTTCAAGGTTGCCAGCGGTTTATCTGCAGGTGGTGGCGGTGCGGGTCAAATCCTTATCGGAAGCATTTATCTATCGTCAAACCAAACGGTCACGATCGGCGCGGGCGGTTCGTTTTTTACTTACAACACGGGCGCATTTACCGAGGGCGGCACGACGAGCATCGGCGCAAGTTCACCGTTTAGTGTCGCCGCGTTGGGAAACCTTGCTACCGAAAAAGAAACAGGCTCAGCGGTGAGCGGGATTTATGTCGGCGGCGGTGTCGGTAGTATTGGCGTACCGTCAGCACAAACCGAAAGCGCATACATCGGTTTTAGATCAGGCGACGGCGCTAGCACAGGCGCGTCGGGTGGCGGCGGTTCGACCGCTAGAGGCGGCAACGGAAGTAGCACGGTCGGGGGAAGCGGTGGCGCTGGTTTTGATGTAAGCGCATTTATCGGCGGTAGCGCATTGCGTAAAGCAATGGGCGGCGGCGGCGGCGGAAGCGGCACCGGTGGAACAGCGGCGACTGACGGGGTGGCCGGCGTTACGACGACAACACCAAACAACGGAAATATCAACAGCGGCGGCGGGTCGGGCGGCGGCCACGGCAACATCGTAAACGGCAACGGCGGCAGCGGAATTGCATACATTCGGTATCGCACCTAGAAAGTTTTTACATGGCACATTTTGCAAAAATAGAAAACAACATCGTTCAACAGGTGATCGTCGTATCAAACGACGATTGCGGCGGCGGCGATTACCCTGAAAGCGAACCTATCGGTCAGGCGTTCATCGCGTCATTGGGCATACCGGGCGAATGGTTGCAAACGAGTTATCACGCTAATTTCCGTGGTTGTTACGCGAGCGTCGGCTGGACATACGACGCACAATCAAACGAGTTCGTGCCGCCGCAACAAACACAACCGGTAGAGCCGTGACATGGTTGGCAAAAAAATAAACAAAAAAAACAGGCAGATTGGCGACCAAACCACAAAAGGCGGCCTGATCGGTTTGTTCATATATTTCGCCACAACGAACAATGTCGACCCGGCGCTGATCGCCCTGCTTGTGCCGATTATTTCTAGCGTGCTTGCGTGGATATCGACAAAGATCGGCGACCCCGATTTAGCGTGCTTGTTTATACCCAAAGACAAAAAATGACGCGACCGTACACGATCAGCAAACAGCCGGTCGTGACCAGCCCTAAAGCGGGCATGGCGAAATGGGTTGAGTTGTGTTGCAAACATAGTGACGGCAGTTTGTGGAATAACGGCGTGTGGGTCGTGCGCGACATGCGCGGCAAACCGGGCGTCGTCAGCAACCATGCGCGCGGGCTGGCCGTCGATTTGTCGTACAGGTGGCAGGCGCAACAAAAACGCGGCAGGCAAGACGGCCGCAAAGTGTCGCTCGCTTACGTAAACAAATTGCTGGACAACGCCGACACGCTCGGCATACAACTTGTGATCGATTACGCGTTGAACAGGTCGTGGAAATGCGACCGCGGCACATGGATAGGCGGCAAATTTGACAGCGGCGATTGGTGGCATATCGAGGTTGACCCGCGACTGGCCGACGACCCGCAGGCCGCAAAACAGGCATTTCGAGCCGTTTTTGGGGTATCCCCCACACGACCGACGCAACCTGTTTAGGCTGGTCACCTACGGGAAAGTAGGTATCTATGACAATATTTGGCAAGATTGCTATTTCGCTGTTGATCAGCCTTACATCGGTTTGGGTGTTGCAAAAACCCCCCGCGCCGACCGACGACGAGCGCCGACCAGCGCCCGTAACCGTGTGGCAGGGCTCAGAACCAGCGTCACCGCAACCCCCGGCCACCACCCCACAACCGCGTCAAACGACCCCTATAACGCAAATAGACGCGTGTGGCGCGGTGTTTCACATGGCCCGGTATGTCGGCTGGCCTGAACATGAATTGGCGACGGTCGTGGCGGTCGCCTACCGGGAAAGCCGATGCCAGCCGACCGCGTTTAATCCGCGCGACCCAAACGGCGGGTCGGCCGGCGTTATGCAAATTAACTACTTTTGGTGCAAACCGTCGCGCTATTTTCCCAACGGCTACATGCAAGCATACGCCCTGATCAAAACATGCGACGACCTGTTTAATTTAGAAACTAATTTGCGAGCCGCGCTAAACATCTACCG